GATTTACAGGAGCCGTTCAGCAATGAGTGCCTTCAGGTTCGATTCGTTGGGAGCTTTTCTGAAGCCAATGTCAGCGGATTTGGATTTGGCAGCTTGGGAGGTCACAGAAGCTGGTGCAGAGCTTGCTTTGGGTGTCGCAGGTGCCTTTTTCACAGGTTGCGCCGTTTTCTTCGCTTTGCTTTCCCTGGCCTTTTTCCCTTCGATCAAGTCTCCAATGGAGAGCTTGAAATCTGGAAACTTTTGGATCTCTGGGAATGCTCGGAGAAGTTCACTAGCGAACTGATACTCAGGGCTCTGCCGTTGTTTCCAGAAGGGGTATTCTTTCTCAGCTTCAGCGTCGAATTGGCGGCGGGTTGCCACATATTGAATCTGAGCTGGTAAGTGCTCTTCCAGGGCATCAATCGCATTTAGTCGAATGCGCCGAACTTCTTCAGCGGAATACTCAACCTCCTGCCCATCTTTGCCTTTTACAACAGCACCGTCGGCGTTTTCCTCGGCCCACCGTCTAACTTGTCGAGCGTTCTTGATCTCGTCCTGAATCTCGCGCTCAGTTTGAAGCGCAAAATAGGGGTTGAGGTCTTTTCCCACCGGCACCACTTCCTTTTCAGTTTTTGGTTCGGCGGACTCCAGCTCTTTCAGTTTTTCAGTAAGCTCATGGATCTGCTTTTCAGCGTCCTTTTTCTGCGCAGTGAGTTTATCAATGCGCTTCTGGACGCCTTTCGGCAAACCTTTGGAACTCGGCTCGGCTTCTTCCTCCGTCTCCTTCTCCTCATCAGCTTCTTCAGCTTCTTCGGTTTCGGTTTCAGATTCGTTTTCGGTATCCTCTTCTGGCTGCTCTTCAGGATCAGCGAAGAGAGACTGTCTTAGCATGCCGGTGAGCTGTTCAGCATCAATGGGCTTGTTAGGCATCGTGATTTTGGAGGGTTCACTAACCGTTGGGCTTTTGGGGGGCATGTTCAGAAGGTTTAATGACCGTTCAGAGGTCGCGTGGCATGGTTTGAGAAACCAAGAAACTAATCAAAAGTAATATCGACCCATGACGGGTCAAGGGTTGAATTGTAGCTCTGTGCTAGCCCTTTGGTTATACTCTTGAAGCACTGCTCTGAGGTCGATGAGTGCTGCCACTTGCCCAGCGTAGTGTGCTCTTGTTTCCCCTGTGCTGGAGATGTCGAGTAGATTGGCTAAAGCTTGGTTATGCTCACTCTGAATGACTGCGTTCAGAGCATCCCAGAAAGCCTGCGGACCTTTAGCAAAGGTAAAGGCTTCGATTACGTCTTTTTCGTTCATGCTTGAGGCTGCATTTGTTCACTGACTGGCGTCACACCAAGGCGTCCAATGGTAGCGTTTTGCTGCTGCTGGACGCTCATCTGAAGGTTTTGGACGTAGTTCTTGAGCAATGCCTGGAATACAGGGTCAGCCTGTGCCGACTGCTGTGCTTTAGGATTCTTCGAGAGAACGTCCTGTGTGTATTGCAGCCTTGCTTGTGCTGTTGGGTCGTTCTCGCGGTAAAGCGGCTCATTGCCTAGCATCATCATGCCAATGTCGGTTTGCACCTCGCGGAACATCTTCTCAGAAGCTACGGTTTGATCAACGATCAGCTCTTTGGCAGACTCAGGAGCAACGGCTTCGATGATCATCTGAATCAGCTTGTTGCGATTCAAGACGCCACCGGCGTCGAGAGGCACAACAAACTGCGAGATAGCCTGAAGCTTTTTCTCAACCAGATCATTATTAAGCGTTTGGATATTGAAGCGAATGAGGAAATCAAAGTTTCCTGCAATGTCGGTGACGTTTTGATTCAGTGGAACGCCGGTCACTCTGACAATCTCTTCTTGCGGCATGTATTGCAGACACAAGCTAAACATCTGCGAGTAAATACGGCCCCAGGTGGATAACCAACGGTTCACCATCTGCTGTTGCATCAGCTGCGACTTGATAGGCACTACCGTTGCACGGTTTAGGCCAAAGTAGTTGGCGTGGTTGTTTTCGACTCGCTCAATCAGGTTAAAGGCCGTTGTTGGCGCTCTGCTTGGGGCTTCTAACCAAGAGTAGTCATCAGGGCGAGTGACCGGAAGCTGAACGCCAGGTCCGATTTTGTTAATCTGCCCAATGCGTTTAACTACCTTCATCGGCGGTAACGTCTCGAACGCCGTCCGGTCGCGGATGCTGTCATGCTGTGCCTTGATTTCATCCTGGTCAGTCAGTGCAATCTCAGGGATGCCACGACTTTCGGTGATAGGACGGCGAACGACTTCACGGCGGAACTCTACAAAAGGATAGTCGCCATGTGCATAGTCCAGAAGCTCATGCTTGGCGAATAATCCCTCTCCAACTAGCGGACTAAACACCGTGCAGTAGATCCCTGGGACTCCTTCAGGGCCAATCTGGCGAGCATAGGCGTAAACGATCTCGATTAGGTTATCCTGGCGAACAATAGGCGCAGCGCCAAGCGTCGTGATGCTATCCATAGGGTCAGAATACCACGACTGTTTGCCTGCTGTATTGGCTGCTTGTTCAACAAAAGCCTCATCCCATCCATTATCTTTGACGTTAGACCGCAACTCCACTTCCGTCATGTAAACACGGCGGAAGATGACACGGGCGTTTTGCAGGTCGATGGTTTCTGGCGGAAAAGCTACCTCGTCGAAGGGTTTCAGCGCCGTGACGCTCGGCAGGTTGCGCCTCACATAGGTTTCTTCAATCTGGCCTGTGCCTAGTTCGCGCAGTTCATTGACCAACTTCTTAGCGTCCTTGATGCTATACTGCGGAATGGCTGCTGTGATGAGCTGCGCGGCTAGATCGGCGCTTTCTTTGTTCTGGATGAGGTTAGGCAGATCAGCCAACGTCGAATCAGGCATCTGTTGAGCAATCGCCGCGATTTCATCCATGGTAATGGACTGGAAACGAGTGCCTAGCTGCTGATCCCAGCCTACATGAAAGATCGTCCAGCCGTATTGTAAGCCATACTGTGCACCAAGTTCAGCTTCTCTGGCAATGTCAGCGCGAAGCTTTTGCTGAGTGATCCAATTCATCAACGTCGTGGCTGCGGAAGCGGCAGCCATGTCGTTAAACTCCGTGCCAGTGATATTGAGCTGGCTACGCTCGAAACTGGTCGTGAGAAGGCAGGCTAGCTCGTTGATCGTTGAATCGACCAAGCGGTTTCTGACATCCGAAGCTCCCTCAAAGGGGAAAGCTTGCCTGTTGTTAGGCAGATTCTCAGAGTGCTTCTTGCCGTCATCCGATTGACCTGCCCAGCGGCAAAAACGGATGTCGTCGGAGTTGTTCAGCCTCTCCAGGTCAGCGGTCGTGTAAAGGCAACGCGTCAGCTCTGTAGAAAGCTCGTTCACATCTGGCGTTTCGCTGTAAAACGTGAGCTTATCGCCGTTGGTGCTGTTTTTGTAACTCATTAGTAGCTTCCTATTTGACCTTGAGGTTGATAACTTGAGATTGTTTCATCTGCCGGATTCATCACCGCGAGGTAGCGAAGGACATCAACCGGATCTTTGGTTGCGCCCTTGTCGCCATCGGCTCCAGTCCACTCGCGGAGAGAGTAAATAAGGTTACGGCAGTTCTCACTGATGTATAACTTAGGCTCGTTGTGCAGGGCTAGCAAGGGTTGGTCTTTATCCCAGGCTAACCAATCATTAATAATGCTGATTCCTTCGTCAATTCGCAGTCCTGCGGCTGGCGTGAACCACATAGGGTCAGGGTCTTCCTGCAAAAGGTCGATGAGACTCGTTCCACCGTCTCTGCCGACTGCTTGAGTACCACCTGCCCGAGGGTCGATGAAGCGTTCTGCGATGTTTTCCCGGCCTTCCAGCTCTCGAATTAAGCCCTTGTAGTCTGCGATTCCTCTTCCTGCGCCGTTTCGCTGCGCTGTGCCTGGTCTGCCGTCCGGTTTGTCGCTTGGCAACGCCCATTCTCCATGGGTAATGTCTGGAAACTCCCGATAAATAAACTTTCTGCCGTGTTCGTCCACTCTTAGCCAGAGCATGAACCAATTTCGAGCGCCAGCAGGGTCAACCGCCATGTAATTGGTGCCTTTTTCGGGGATTTTGTCGTGCGGAATGATGTTCCAGTCGCCGAATTTGGGAAACTGTGATCCTGCCAGGCTCTCAGCGTAACCATAAGCACGGATTTTTACCTCATAATTGGTTCTTCCATGCAGTGCCCTTTGGATTTCGCTGAAGGGAGAGTAAGAATTGAGTTCCGAATGATACCACATGATGCGGCCATTCGGTTTGTGACACCTGGCAACGTGCGGCATGGTGCCTTTTTCGCCTCCTGGCACGTTGATCGTGTCCTTGAGTAGGCTGGCTTCCTTCCATTCGGTGATGGAAGCGCCTGCCATGTACTCTTTGACGACGCTGGTATAACCAGAGATAGGAGTAAACGTGAGCACCATCTTCCCTCGTCGGCTGGCGAGACGGTAGCGAAGCGTTTTCAGCCAGTCATTGTTCACCTCTTCGTCAATCCAGAGGAAGTCTATCTCGCCACCTTCGATGACCTTCATGTCTTGCGACTGGTTCAGGAAGTAGCATTGGCTACGGTTAGGTAAAACGAAGGTATTCTCACTGAAGCCGTTCTTCTGCGTGAAACTGACGTTGGTGATTTTCGTCTTTTTGGCCGTCTTGAACTCCGCCGGTAGGTATTTATAGACCAACGGTTGCTGCATCTGCACGCTACTCATGTTGGTTGTATGCACGCACCACACTCTTTTGTCAGGGTGACGGCTCAAGACCTGCAGTGGTCCGGCTCGTAGCCATGCCGGTAAGGATCCATCTTCTCAGCTAGAATCTTATCTTCTCGGAGCTGAAGACGCCTCACGACTTCATCCATACCGACTTTCTTCACCAGAGCAGCGATGGTTTCCGGTGAAGGTGCCACCAGGATAGGGTGAGGCGTAGGCCGGTATTGACCCAGGTTATCTTTGGTAACTTCGAGCTGAAACATGCAATTAGCTTAAAAACGCTAGTTCCCCCTTGATTGGGTCGCAAGGGGGAGGATAATGCCTCACATCTTGGTTTGCTCTAAGGGGAGTACAACCTGCCCTAGCAAACCTGCAAGGCCTGGCGTTTCCCCTTAGACGCCAGGCCTTTGCATTTATGGTTACTTGCCCAACGTCCACAAAACAGGGCAGCGAAGCGGAAACGCCAGCAAAGCTCGAAACGCCAGCACTGAGAAGGCTGTGCTTTCCGTAGCCAACGGAATATCTCGCAGGGGGCGCAAGTTTACAGAGCGAGTCTAAACAAGTCTGAAAGGTCGCCTCTCCTTACCACCATTTCCATGGGGGGAGGGGGGTCTTGGCAGAGAGAGAGGAACTTACTTCTGCAGCATGTAAAAAATGCGATGAAGTCGATCATTACTCTGAGTTCTTTGAATCCAACATGTCCACGATGTCATGTTCTACCATGCGGAGTGCCCCAATGGCTTGATAAGCAGTCAAATCCGATTCTTGGCCGTAGCGTCGAAGAACGCTTCGAACCTCATGCCTTAGCATGGCTCCTGCATCAGGGTTTGAACCGTCTCCCCATTCCTGCTCCCATGCTCTCATCGTGGCAGCGGCCAAACCATATTCCCCATCGAGCCTAGAATCTTTGTGACCTTTTAGGCGCTTTCGCACATCTTCGCAAACAGGGCATTGGTAGCCCATTAGGCCAATGATTTGGTGTATTATTTTTTTCATAAATGCTTCTCCAGCTCCTCTTTCGCTAACATCCACTCTTCACCGGTCTTCGCCACCTTGACCCGCCATTCACCGTTCCAGCCGTCCTGATCAGCACCAGGGTAAAGCGGTTGCAACAAAGTGCCCTCCTTCAAGACCACCTGCTTCAGGCCGTCAAGAGACAGAGCAAGCACGTTTTCCCGCAGTTTAACCGCACCTGGCAGACCGTAGGGCATAAGTCATGGTTT